AGAAGGGCTGCCGGCATAACCTCTATCCCGGAAGGAGAAGAGGTTTATGTAGAGGGAGATGAGGTTAATAGTATTATGACCGATATGGAATCAAGGTACGGGATAGACACCATCAACCACTCACATACGACTAAGGCTATAAGGGATCTTGACGGCGTGTCAGGTTATAAAGTAGAATACGGCTTAACCTTTTTGACATACGATCCTTTTATTAGAATATCCAATCCAAGGAAAGAATCTAAGGCCGCAAAAGACGATCCTCGTATATCCGAAGAACCGCTTACTCACATATCAAGGGTGACAACCCCTTATTTCCTGTACGGCGGTGATGAAGCATATACATCTGTTCCGGCTAAGGTAGAACCTATACCGGAGAAGATAATGGGTCGTAATGGTATTAAATTTGGTATGAGTGTAGTCGAGCTAACCAAATTAGGGTACAAAAAAGCTGGTGGAAACTGGATATATAAATTCTATATGAACTCAGGTGTGTATGATTTGTATAATATCAGTACCGGTGAAGCGTTTAGGGCAAAACCGGATCTTGGAGTTAAGATAAGTTCCAGCGCATTCATCCGTTCTTTATCTCAATCTGGTAGGAAAATACAAAATATGATTAGTAATATGAGCCAGGAAGAGATAGATAGGAATAAGAATCTTGTAGAAGGTTCTGATAATTCGGATTCGATAAATGAGTTAAATAAGGAGTGTTAAGTATGAGAAGGAGATTTTTTAATGCTGCGGATAATTTCGTGGGAGGATGTTATAATAAGTTATCTAATGAAGATATAAAAAAGGCTTGGAGGAAAAAGACCTTATGTATGTCAGTTTAATAAAATTCATATACATATAGGACCTGTATTAAAAGATCATGATTCCGATGTTAGTTACATAATGTTTAATAGTAATTGGAATTATGGTGGTTATGAATCTATGGTTTATAATCATAGCAATAATGGTATTTTTATATTAGGTGAAAACAAAATTGGTAACATAGAAGATCATATACAAGATCTAACATATTGGTACGAATATGATCCAAGCATTAATGAAAATTATTGTTATTTTTATTATGAGGCTAATAACAGCGGAAATGCTATCAAGTTGAATGGTGAGTTTGGTGATACCAGTACTGTTTTCAACATTCCCAGCTTGGAAGTCACCACTCTTCGTGATGGCAGTTTGAGTTTTCCGGAGATTTATATAGAAGGAATTTGGGATCCGTCATTGTATAAGTCGGTTTTATAATTAACTTTGCAAAAAAGTTAATTACAATGGGTGTCAAATGTCAGATAGAAAAAAAGGAAAATGAAATAAAACGGGTTAAGGCTCCTAACGGGGAGCCTTCCGTTCTTTACGAAAGTGCTTTAAAAGTATTAGGAAACAGCGAGCGGGCCCTTCAGGTATGGGCTAAGGCTTACACTCCTGGTTTTTTGTCGTATTACGGTCATTGGAACAACCCGGCTCCAGGGGAGATGTTTAATACCGATCCCAATGGCGAACCTCTTTTAGAAGACGTGCTGTCGTATATGAAGCGTCAGACTTATTTTGCTGATCCTTTAACGGCTCAGGACATTAAGGATGTAAGGGATTTCCTTTTGTCTACTCATTATTTTTTCAATGCGTCTTCATTGTCTAATGCTATCCTCTTCGATTTTTATGTAGATGGCAGTTTGATACTGAATGAGCAGAAATTAAGGAGATCCGGTTTGTATGATGAAACAGAAATAAGTCGTATTTTATCCGATCCTTCTGTTTTAAACGAGGTTTCGACTTCCATGAGAAAGTTAATAGATTCTTCTATTAACGAACATGATAGGGAAAAAGATAATTATTTTATGTCTATTGACTATCAGTATGGTCCTATTGTTTACAAGGAGGGAGTGTTTAACCAATTTGGTAAAAAAGTACCATATAATCCTTCTGAGCTTTATTATGCTATGCGTAAAACAGTAGCCGGCATAAAAAACTTTTCTGAATTTTCATCTGCTTTTGAATCGTTGAGAAACTCATACCCTGAACTGGTTGAGAAATTCGTTTCTGATAAAGAATTTGCCGAATCTATGTTTGATGAGTTCTCATCTACGAATAAGATTCCGGTAATAAACATAGAAGGGGATGATGTGGTAGAAGGCAAGAGAAGATCCTTGTCTAAGCTACAAGATCTGTCTTATTACAATCCTGGCAAAATAGAGTTCCTAAGAGCTCGTATATCAGCTTATTTACATAGGGCTAATGCCGACACCGAATCCGACTTAAGAAGCATGATATGGGATATAGAAGAGGCTTGTACGTGGTTTGGCATAGATATAATAGGGACATCGGAAACTTATGATGGCACAGAAGAATCTTTGAATAAGATAGATAATTTGATGCTGGATCTTGATATTTATGTGGCCAGGCATAATGATGTAAATTATGCTCCAACGCTGGCATCTTCTATAGATGATGTTCTTGGTGATAGCACAGATTATTATTTTGGATTATTACCGGAGTATATGGATAATTTGAATATCGTTTATTCTGAATCCGATATAGACCCAGTAGAGGCATTTGAGAAACATTCATTGCTTAAGGTAGGAGATAATCTATATCAAAGGATCAGCAAAGATGATATTAACGAGATGTATCAAATATCAACAGTGTTAGCCAAGCACAACCTAACTCATTTTTCTACTAAAATATATCCTGAATCTTGTTTTAAGAACGGCGTTTTGGATAAAGAGAAAGTACGGAACGTAGATAATAATACGCTCATGGATTCCATTAAAAAATACGTCAGATCGTTCATGGATTCTCAGAACACAGAGGACATGATAATGACCAGGATGGCGTTTGGACACCCGGCGGTACTTGACGTTCCTTACGTGGATGTGGATCGGGAGTATAGTCGATACATGAACAAAAAACAAGATAGCGAAAACCCATTATCCTTATTCGATTTATACCAATCTTACCTTGACAACAAACTCCATAAAGCAAAATTATATGATAATGCCTATAAGTATCTTGACTTCAAACCTGGTCCATCTTTGGGTCTTATTTCTGATGATCCTGATATTTTGAAATCAATAGAATTATCTTTATCTGGAAAAGACAGGTTGATGTTGTTTGATTATAGCATGACCAGTACCGACCCTTCTTTATCAGAATTGTTTTATTTGGAGAGGTATGACCCTTCGTATGCTGGGAATGATTTTGAACACTATTTTTACACCAGGCACCCGTATTTGTTAAAAGAAAAATCGGGTTCTAATATCGTAGAGCAAGATGGTGTTATAACAGCAGAAGGTATTTATGATAATTTTATAAGAGTAGGTAATAAGATATGGTCTAAAGTAAGCGAGAGTAGTTCCGGCTCTATCTACCAAAATCTGACAGGAACCGAATCGGAGGTGAAATACGATTCTACTCAGAAGGCTAAGACGGTAGAAACTGATTACGCTCCATACCAAAACAGATCTGGCTTGACGCAAGACATGACCGTAAGCAAGTCTGAATTGGATGATCTTAACAAATTGGAATGCAGGTAATTTTTGTATATATATAGTTTTTTCATAGTTATAATTTGGGAAGTGAGGCTTGTGAAAGTCTCACTTTTCTTATATATGCACGTATATCAATAACATACAAGAAAAGTTAGATTTTCATTGTTTATGAATTATTTTTGTTAAGTTTGCAATATTAGTTTCAGGAAGGGATTATGGAAATAAGGAAAAAGTAAGAACCGAACGTAACTAATAACAGTAGGAAATGAGAATCAGTACCATCAAACGTAACAACAGCATTCTTCTTATGTATAAAAACATTATGAATGATTTAGGTCAATTAAGAACTGTAGTTTCAAAATCCTATATTTATAATCTGATACAAAATCAAACCGGATTAAGTATCAGAACTATATCCCATGTCTTGAATCACACAAAAGAACAGGATACAGATTCTTTGTGAAAGGCATACATTTTCCTACATTTGTGTGTTCTTTAGTTTTTAGATTTAAGTTTTTCATGGTATTAGTTTAGATTAGTGTAGATCAGGGCTCGCAGTGATGCGGGCCCTGGTTTGATTTAAAAAGTATTAAAATATTTGCTATTTAAAATCCTGTTCCTATCTTTGCTCCAGAAACAATGAACAACGAGATCCCACCTCTGGTTGTTTGATGTTGAAAGATATTTTTGGCTCATTAGGGTTTGTCATAGTGGGATCTGACATTCTCTTTTGGGCCTATTTTTTTTATCATGGATAAAGTTTCTGTTTTTGAAAGTTCGGATTTTGGAGAGCTTAGAATTATTGTAGATCCAAAAGGAGATGTTTGGTTTGTGGCGTCAGATGTGGCTAAATCTCTTGGATATATAAATGCTAAAGATGCGGTAAAAAGACATGTAGATGATGATGATTCTATGCTTTTGCAAGTATCTGATAATCAATGGGGCGTAAAACGATCTATATTGAAAACCAGATATATAGATAGTATAAGAATAATTAATGAATCTGGTTTATATTCTCTTATATTATCTTCAAAATTAGAGTCTGCTAAGAGATTTAAGAAATGGATAACATCTGAGGTTCTTCCTTCTATTCGTAAAACAGGAGAATATAAAACAAGTTCAGGCGGCAAGGGAATTTTGGTTCCTGACTTTTCTAATCCAGCAGATGCAGCAAGAGCATGGGCCGATCAGTATGAAGCTGCTCAAAAAGCTATAGCCGAAAAGTCGCAGGCAGAGGCAGAGAAGCAACAAGCTTTGAAAACAATAGAAGAACACAAGCCCGATGTAGAATTTGCCGAGTCTTTTAGGAAAGTAGACCATAACAATATGTGGCTGATTCGTGATATTGCAAAGAAGTTAGAGCAAAATGGTGTTATTATTGCTGAAAAGAATCTTCGCTCATTCCTTGAAGAAGCTAAATTCATGTTTAGGAACGGTCTTGGCAAATGGGAGCTATATAGCAATGTTGTAGTTAAAGGCTATGGAGTGTATAGGTCTTATTTCATAGATAAGTATTCTGGTGATAGAATCAATCAACAAACCATATACATGACAGGCTCCGGATATGAAGTGACCTTAAATGGTATAAAAGGAAAACTCAAAAATGTGTTTCTAAAATATGGCAAGTTTGCTTAAGTTTATTTACAGGTGGTGTTTTGAAAGAATAAAAAACACTACCTTTTTTTGTTTCTGTTTTTGCTGAAAATATTTCTCTTCTATAAGAAATAAACACACCTATATTCCACCTTACAATCATGAACTTTGTTACGTGCTTCATGCACGTATGTTTAACAATTAAATACTATAAAATTATGGGTGGTGATAAAATCGTCCTTTTAGATGGAGCCGGGGCTAACGGTGGTGGTGCAGCCACTAACGGTCTTCTTTCAATGATTCCCGGCATGTTTGCTAATTTGATAGGTGGTAATAAAATGGATCCGAATCTGGTGGCGGCTTTGATGAACGGTCGTAACAACCAGGACGGTTTCGGTGGGGCTAACGGTTGGTGGCTCTGGATAATTGTTTTGTTCTGGCTGTGGGGTGGACGCGGCTTCGGTAACGGTTTTGGAAATGGCGGTGATTGTTGCGCCAATGGTTTGCCGGCTCAGTTGAATAACGATTACGGTCGTGAACTTTTGATGCAGGCAATTCAAGGTAATCGTAGCGCCATAGATCAGATTGCTTCTGCTTTGAACTGTTCTACTACTCAACTTCAGAACGCTATCTGCAACGTACAGGGTGCTATTGATAAAGTAGCTGGTCAGGTAGGTATGACTTCTCAGGCTGTTATCAACGCAGTTCAACAACAAGGTTGTGAAATAGGAAATCAAATCAGCTCTTGCTGCTGCAATCTGAGTTCGTTGATCAATCAAAGCACTTGCCAGACTCAGGGAATGATTACTCAGCAAGGTTTTGATAACCAGCTTCGCACGTTGGAACAAACCAATATCTTGCAGAATGGTCTCAACCAAGGTCTGGCTAACAATCGTGAGCAAGCTACAAGCCAATTCAATATCTTGTCTGCGAAACTTGACGCCCAAACCGTTATGATCAACGACAAATTCTGTCAGTTGGAAATGAGGGAGATGCAGAACACTATTGCTCAACTTCGTGAAGAAAAAGCGGCTTTGACAGCTTCGGCATTATCTCAGCAACAAACCCAGAATATCGTTGGTCAATTACGCCCGACGGCCGTCCCGGCCTACCCCTCTTGTTCTCCTTACCAGGCTTATACTTGGGGACAGGTATTCGGAGGAGGTTGCTGTAATAACGGATGCGGATGTAACAACGGATGTTGCAATAACAACGCTGCTGTCTGATTTTATTAAGAAAGGAGGCTAATATGGCTTGTGTTTCTAAAATAGGATCGTTGTATGAGATGGTTACGAAGAATGTTATTGTCAGTACGACAAATACAGTCTTCGGTATTAACCCACGGGCTTGGATCGCCCTTCCGTGTGAGGGTCTTATCCTTCTTAAGATAAGGCAAGTAGTCCCCACAGCCGGAAGTGCTCTACCGGTACAGATTGCGGTCCCGGCAAACAGCACAGTTTCAACAGTAGGAGCCGACACCTGTTGCCCGGTTACGGGAGTGAATGTCGTGAACCCTATTAACGTAGCTGTCACGGGTGCTGCTATGGTAAATGGCACAGAACGCCTTCTGTACTTCAATAAAGTTCGTGGCGTGTTAAGATTAATGGATTGTTGTGTTCCGACAACAACAGCCCAGGCGTCTGAAGTTAAAGCAGGTAAATGATTTCAGTAGGGTGATGAAGATCATCACCCTATTTTCACCTAACTAATATTTTGATCATGTTTTCAGATTTGAAGAAAGGGTTTCAGGTACATACCCTTGATACTAATACAGTACCTAAATACGAATTGGGAAAGGTAGTAGCCGTATCCGAACCCAGGTATCTTCCTCCTCAGCCAGGTCAGTATCAGGCGATGCAGACCCGCGTGGTGGATCTGACGGTAGAGCTCACTGGCGAAACCAAGACCTATACGGTCCCGGAATCCCAGAATGTGGCTAAGGCTATGGGCATAACATTATCTACCAGCATAGATCCGATTATGAACGAACTGAATGCTATAAAAAACACCAGTCAAGACATAATAAACAGCGTAGATGCCCATCGTGCCAAGATAGAGGCTTGTGAATCTATATTAGAAGACATCAATCCGGCATTCAAACAAACGAGAGAGCAGGATCGTAAAATAGCTGGTATAGAAAATAAGGTGAATGACCTTACTGATTCATTCGAAGATTTAAAGAAGTTAATTGTAGAACGTTTGAAATAAGTATAATATGATAGTATATGATTTAAATTCAGGACACAGAGAATATCCTGGATATGACGAGATAGAAGACAGACGAGGTGGAGGCAGAGGCAGAAGCCGGCGTTCTGATGGGACGTACATGGGGTACGGTGGTGGTATTTACGACCATTACGGTATGCATGAGAAGATGAAGGAAATGGAAGAACGCGAAAACGAGCTGGAAGAAAGGGAAAGAAGGCTTGAAGAGCGCGAACGTCGTCATGAAATGGAGGACCGGGAATACCGGAGGATGGGTTACGAATCCTACCCGACCGATTACTATGGAGACGACAGATACTACGGTGACGGACCTCAGATGCGTAGAGGTCGCGGACGTGGCAGAGGTCGTTCTTATTGAGGAGCAGACGCAGAGGATCCAGCTTATCAGAAATATGTAGATACTTACGGCTACCATTTTTCTAATGCTCTCGCTGATGAGGCGGTAAAGAAGATGGTCAACGTCGATGGATCCAAGAGGATCTGGAAGCAGCCGGAAATAAAAGATATTTTTGAAAAGTGCGGAGCGAAGAAGCCGGATAAAGCGACATGGGGCGATGTCCAATATGTCTTTGCAATGTACTATTCGGATGGTTTTCCGAAGGTCTTCAAATGTGAGAACGAGTTGGTGAAAGCTACGTTAATGTATTTGGATGATCCGGATGCTCCCGAAGGAGTAGCCTTTATAAGATGGCTTGCCGTGCAAGATTACCTCGGCGAAAAAATAAACTGGAAGGATCTGACCTGAGATCCAGATCCAGGTCCTTCCGGTGGTGCGGGAGCCATAGTAAAAAATATGATTCCCGCATTCCCGTTTTTCCCGTTTGGAAAAAAAGGAATAAAAATATTATACCGGTCGGCGGGCAATAGAATACCCGTGGCCGGTTTGTTTCACATAACTTTTTTTTTGGATATGAATATAGCACACGAATCTAAATCGAATAAAACCCCATTGTATTTAATAGGAGAGTTGATTGGCGTACCGAATACGGTTATGGACTCAGCATTGCATGAACTGAAAGATAGAATAGACAAAGACCCTAAATGGGTGATTATATACCACTTTACACCAAAAGCGTAAAGTAATACACATTTATACGGAAATTCGTACTGGGTTCCACCAAAACCCTCTACCTTCTGGTAACATCGTTACATCAAAGGATTCTTTTTCCGATTTACGGATGATGTTAAAAGCACCATTGATATCAGCATTAATTGTCTTACCAGAAGAGGTTTTAAACAATCCTCGTTTAATCCTTCTTCCTTTGTAAGATTCATGTTTGCAAATCCGTTCATTATCTAAAAAGCTACATTTTGAAGTATAAGATTCTTCAACGATCTTAACATTAATACCTTCTAATGTAGCTTTATACGATATCATACTGATAAACGAATTAAAAGGAATAGATACAAAGTTCTGATTATTACGCTTTCCAATATTGATCTCTTGTTTCCAGCACTTGTTATGACCGATTATGATCGTATTAATACCATTGGAAACTACATGATTAACCAATATTCTACTTGCTTTATGCAGATAGTCTTTGATCTTGTTATTCCTTTTGTCGGTTAATGACCTTATTTGTTTTGAAATCTGTTTATTGTCTTTTAACTTAGATTTTAAGAATGCTAACCTTTTGTTATAATATTGGTTAATAGACTTTAGTGGTCTACCATTGATGATAAAACAAGAACCGGTGTTTGAAACACAAGATGCTAAATTATCCAATCCTATGTCGATGCCAAGATAGTTCCCATTATCGGACATAAGATTCTTTTCCTTCTTATTGTAAACTATTTCAAGAACAATATACCCATTCTTAGGAATGAATCTAAGTTGTTGAATATTTTGCTTGTTAGTTCTTGTTGTAAAGGAAAACTGTTTTGGTAACTTAACAATGCCTTGTTTTATCCATTTTTGAGAAAAAGCATTTGTTGCAAAAACAGCAGGAAACAAACCACCCTTGTTGAGATACCTTGGCATTCTTACTTCCTCAGAATACTCACCTCTATTCTTTTTATTAAAGAGATTGAAGAAAGATTTAAAGTTTCTATCAACCATCATCAATACTTGTTGAGCAACCGGTGCTGGTAAAGCACGATAGTCAACATCATTTTCTGTTCTTAACTTCTTTTCAAGAGAATAGTAGTTTAGGTACTTATACTTTACAGTATTATCATCCTTGTATTGAAAATAATACTGTCTAACAACATATAACCCTTTATTGTATAAGTTTTTACACTTATGCAATAGATCATAAAGTTCATTGTAATAAACAGAACTTGGTTTGATCGTATGTTGTTCGACTAATCTCATGACACAAATATAGAAATTATTATTTATATATGAAAACAAATTGGCGTATTTGTGGTGTAAAGTTGTATATAATTACCTAAAGATGTTAAAAATTGGCTCGAATCTTTACCCAAGATCTGAACCTATTTTTTTTCAATACCAGGCCCGATGCGATTTTAACGTATCGGGTTTTTATTTTAATTCATATTGTTTTATTTTAAATCTAATTAATTCATGAATGTCGTACTTTTGTTGAAAAAGTATTTTTTATGGAAAATAAGGAAGATTACGTTGGTTACGAAGATCAAGAACTGTGTAACCGGTATTACAAAGAGGCTGAAGTCATGAGGCAAAAGCAGGACTGGCCTCGGCTTAGGGCTGTCCCTGCTCCGGCTAAGGGAACGCCATCGCCCGGCTGGGGTCAGCTTGGACGTGGAAATGATGTCCGTGTCAAGTATGTTAGCATCAATTCAGGATTAGGAGGGGACAGATTATGACCGTAGAAGAATTGGCTAATAAAAGATACGGTGGCGAATTTGTTTTCATATCCGAAATAACATTAAAACAATATAATTCCATTATAAGGTTTTAATGTACCAGAAATGGTCCGGATATTAGCCTAAGCCTTGAAACGAAGGCTACGTTATTTAAGAATATATAGTTACCTACGGATGTTTGCCCAAGTCCGTAGCTCTAAGGATGGTGATTAAACAGGAGTAGTGTATTTGACGAAACAGTGTTGCCATTATATAAAACCTCTTATAACATTGGCGATGGGTACTAACAGGATGAAATATTCCTGACTTATGTTGAATAAACATTAAAAATGTTTGTAGATATGGTGTACGTACAAGACATAGATGGTAAACCTATGATGCCAACAACGAGGCATGGTAAGGTTAGGAGACTGCTTAAAGATAAAAAGGCAGTCGTTGTGAACCTATGTCCGTTTACCATCCGATTAACGTACGTAACATCTGATTACAAACAGGAAATTGTGTTAGGCGTTGATGCTGGTACTAAACATGTTGGTTTATCAGCTACGACGAAAAGCAAAGAACTTTACAGCAGTGAAGTTATCCTTAGAAATGATATCGTAGATCTTTTGTCTACCAGAAGGGAGCTACGAAGAACAAGACGAAATAGGTTAAGGTATAGAAAACCTCGTTTTAATAACAGAATAAAAAGTAAGCGTTCAGGATGGATAGCACCTTCGGTGAAATACAAAATAGACGCCCATATTCGTGTTATTGACAATGTATGTTCTATATTACCAATATCTCGTATTGTTATTGAAGTAGCTCAATTTGATACTCAAAAGATTAAGAATCCTGAAATATTAGGTAAAGAATACCAGGAAGGTGATCAACTTGAGTTTTGGAACACAAGGGAGTATGTTTTAGCAAGGGATGGGCATAAATGCCAGTATTGTAAAGGGAAGTCAAAAGATAAGATCCTTAATGTCCATCATCTTGAATCCCGAAAAACGGGAGGTGATTCCCCATCTAATCTTATTACCTTATGTGAAACTTGTCACAAAGAATACCATAAAGGTAATATAGATTTGAAGATCAAACGGGGATCGTCGCTCCGCGACGCGGCCGTAATGGGGATCATGAAATGGAAGTTGTATGAAGAACTGAGATCCAGATACGACAGAGTTTCTATGACGTTTGGTTACATTACGAAACATAATCGGATTAAATACGGGATTGAAAAATCCCATACATCCGACGCGTTTGTCATTTCTAAGAACATTAATGCGAAACGAATCGGATGTCAATATTTAAAACGTTTAATTCGTAGGCATAATAGGCAAATACATAAAATGAAAATTTTAAAAGGAGGAAAGAAGAAAAACAATCAAGCTCCTTTTGAGGTTTTTGGTTTTAGGTTGTTTGATAAAGTGTTGTATAATAATAAAATATGTTTTGTTTATGGAAGGAGAAAATCAGGGAGTTTCAATATCAGGGATTTCAACGGAGAAAATTCAAAAGATGTTTCACGCAAAAAGTTTAAACTCATTAGAGGGAAGAGGCATCCGATTATATTAAAGTAAATGAATAGATTTAATAAATTTAATAGAAAAACGTATCATGTATAATAAAGAAATAGTAATATGCGCCGCCATCTGGGTGCAGGACGGCAAGAAGCGTCCCCATCAGCCCACCAATATACCATCCGGCGCCGTGTTCTGTGGATTGAGACATTGTTCTATCATTTCTCAGTTTGCAGCTTATGGTATTGCCCATAAAAACCGCAGTGTTCAAGGATTTTTGACGAGCAAGAACCGGTTTTTAACAAGAGAGGAAGCGTCTGAACTTGTTAGAAATAATAATCAAGAAATGGTAGTAGATAGGAGTGCCATTAGAGAACAATTGTATTCAGAAGATCTATATTAACTAAAAACAAAACAACAAATAAAGTCGGATACTTAAGTTATCCGACTTTTTAGTATATTTGCGCTATGGCAAGAGGTTATTATTGGATACCGCAGACAGATGAAACGTTAAATGGCAGAAGCTATTACGTGGCTAAGATAGTAGGAGATATCACGTTTGATACTAAACGAAAAAGAATCGTATTTCAAGCTGATAGGTATTTCCCTGTAGGATCTGTTTTCCATTTTACGCACAATTGCTTCAATTATATCATAACTTGCCGACTTCGCAAGCCGGGGCTTTGGTTTGAAGCCAGGAGAGAAGATTCGGGCTCTATTTGCCCTGAAGATATTGAGCGCTTTGAATCGGGAAGGTTTATACACCGAGATGGGTACATGCATTACATATAAGCTGAACTTGACGATTTTTCGTCAGATTATAATTTTTTTTCATATTATTTTTAAGCCATCAGACTGAGAAGTTAGATGGCTTTGTTTTATCATATGCTTGATTTTTAACTACCTTTGTCTCATAACAAAAATGTTTTATCATGGTATCAACGTGTATTATTAAAAGAGATAATAAAAAGAAAGTTGTTTCTGTCTCTACCAGATCAGGGGACAGGTCTATGTTATTTGATAAAATAGCATCTATTCCTCTTATGGAGAACAGGGAACGGGCTACTACTGTTTTTAAAACCGTATTTTCTAATAAGTTCTTAAAGGCTTTTGGCGACTGGAGAAAGAAAGTACCTGTTAATAAACAGGCCTACAATAAGGTGAAATCCAACATCGACCTTATCCCAGAAGCCTATAGAGAAAGGGTGCTGGATAAGGCTTCTAAGATGAGTAACCCTGTTCTTGTGTCAAAATCAGATGCACCTTATGAAATCCGAGAATCGGGCTTTGGATTTTACAGCCAAGATCTGGGTGATAATATTATGTTGGTAGATGCTATGGTCCCGTCAAGTATTTCCGTACCGGAAGGACCGGGAATAGACGCAGGGCAGTATCTACAAGATGCTATATCTTCGGACTTTACTCCCGTATCTATGGTACAGGATAAGGGTGTTAATTATATGGTTATAAAAGACGGTCTTAAGATATTTAGCCCAGAAGAGCTACCAGAGACAGATTCTAATCCTGTGGGTGTAACGTATCAGACCGGAGAGCCTCGTTTGTTTTTCATGAACGATCGTAATCAATTATTTGAAGATTACGGAGAAGCTCTTCGCTCTGGCGGGAATGATATTAGAATAGGATTCTTATCAGGCACCGTTCAAGAATCTGCCTGGGATGGCGTGGCAGACATTACTTACAAAGCTGGAAAGTATGTTCTTAATAATCCCAAGTCTTTTATACCGGTCATGACCGCTTCTGCTTCTACTTCTTTATCAACAAAAGGTGGTATAATTAACTACCTTATAAAGAAAGGTCTTTTGTCCGGATCTAAGATATTCGATCCTGAAACAAGAAGCTATTATCTTACAGGAGAAGGTCATACAGGACAAATTAGACTTTTCAATTCAGCCTTATCCTACACCGAGCTCCGTAATCATTTTGGTTCAGATGTTTCCATGAACGACCAGGGTATGATAACCATAAGCTCGTTGGATAATAGTAAGGTAACTATGAGGCTCGCCACCGGAGGAACGGAAAGGGTTAGCAGGGAGCAGATAAAGAACGATCTTAAGTCAGGAAGATACAATGAATTGGACGCCAAGTACGATCATTTTGATGCGCTTGTAGTTTCATTCATATTAGAAGATAACGATCTTTATGCTGATACTAAAGCTAAGATCGTATCAGATTATAGCAGGCAGGAACGTGACCAACGAAATTCTATTGTCGAGATACTGAAAACGCTTGGCGTTAGTGTCATAGGTATGACCGACTATATAGAGAAGTACCAAACCAAATACGGGCACGAACCTTCTGCTAAGGCATTGGCGGATATTGCTAATAACGTAATAGCAGTTGGTGAAGATGCTACTTTATCCGATTTAGTAGAAGAAACAGCCCACTTCCTTGTAGAGGCATACAGAGATCAGAATGCTGTTGAGGCTGTTCTGCAAGATGTGGAAGGTACGGAAGAGTGGAACCAGTATGCAGGTCAGTATTATAATACATACGGTAAGGTATATGAAGGAGCTGAGCTTGATAATGCTGTTAGGAGAGAAATTCTTGGAAAGATCCTCGCCAGGGAGATGCAGACCGGCACAGCACAGGCGCCGGTAGAGCCCACCTCCTTCCTGGGGCGCGTCCGGCGGCTTTTCTCTGGAATAGTAAGCTGGCTTAAATCAGCTTTATCAACCCAAAGACAAGATTTGAATAACGTTATTAAAAACATTCGTGATCTTGCCATTACTGACATAGATAAAGGATTTGACACTTCTCTGTTAAAGGATAATGACTTTACATTATACTCCCTTTCTTCTATGAACAAGAACAAGTTTCTTGAGTCTAAGATCAGATCGCTAAGAAAAACATTAAGAGACTTACGTCAGATAAGCTCTGATAGGGCTGTAACTACGTCTATGACCCTTGCTCAGCTTAAGACCATAGAAGATAAGATAAATAAAGTAGAGACCGAGATAGACAAGAATGAGATGGCGGCTGCCATGAACAGCATGATCTCCACAGCCGAAGCTCAGGTCAGATACTTAAGCAATGTGGTGAACACCATCCTTCATGGTGATACCAAAGACGGTAAGCTTCACTTCAATACCAATGATCGAAAGAACGTAGATATTATCAACAATCAGGTTCTTCCGATCATGAACGATCTTCGAGGATATATCCGTAACAGAAGTACCGAATTTGATGAACGTGAAAAGCAGGATTATACAAATAGGATCAATACCGTCATTGCCGACATCAATGGTATTCAGTCTGATATTAAATCAGTACAAGACCTTGATGAAAGCACGTTGCTTGATAAGTTAATGAACGAACTTCATGTGCCGGCAGATAAGGTAAAGAGAGTAAAAGAATTTTTCGACAAGGTTCAACACGATGTTTCTTGGATAAGTAGGTGGTTTGGTATATTAGAGCATTCTTCCAGTCCGTTCAATAACGCTCTTGGAGCTATGATTGCCAAAGACAATTACAATGCGATGGTGAATGCCCAGCCCGCCATATCCGACTTCCTGGCATATGCGAAAAAGCATGGTTTTGACAAATCTGAATTTGAAAAACTGCTTCAGAAAGTAGACGGCAAAACTTCTAATTACCTTCGTAGTGCTCTTGATATGGCTAAATACGATCGTAATAAGAAGCTGGCGCAGATGCGAGCGTTTGCGACTGCCATGAACATAGAGATATCAGAAGAAGAAATTGGTGATGTGGTTGACAATAACCGTAATTACGTATTTAAAAGAGAAGTAGTTGACAAGGATGGAAATACGGTTACTGAAAACGCTAAATTCAAACCATCGTCTGATAGAGTTAATACCGATATTTTTACCATCGAGCAGGAAAAGATCTATACAGAGCAGATGGAAAAGTGGGATGCTGAAAATTCGGAACTGGAATTTAGCGAAAGTTATGCCACAAGAATGGAATCCATATACAAAAAGGCTGAAGAAGAATTAGGGCATCCGGTTTCTCAAACAACCAAAGAATACCTTAATGCCCTATCCCGGCAAAAACGGATATTGAGGCAGCCTTTTATTGATAGCGGTGGTAATTTTGATGAGGTTGCCTATTTTAAAAGCAGCAATTACGAAGAAGAAGGACTGCTTCGTAAACAACGTAAGGAAGCAGCTTCAGAATACATATATGTAGGAACCAGGAGAGTGGAAAAAACCGGCGACCAACTTAAGATGGCCAAAGAAATACAAGCTATAAATGAAGTTTGGAGAAAGGAATCAAATAATGCCACTAATGCCGTATCAGAATCGTTTTTGCAAAAATTAAGAACGATTCAGAGCGAGTCGGGAGGAGAAGCTGCGCTGAAGACACTTATGTTGGGAGGTCACCTGTCGTTCAATGATCGGTTTTGGAATGAAGTAGAATCGGAACAGTCGGCGCGTACCGAATCAAATAACAAGGCTTCGTATCTTAAAATGGCGCATGATATCATTAGTTCTACGACAAGTGATAGAGATGCGACTGACGTGGATTCGATTGTGAAAGATATAGAAAAAAATAAGGCCATTATCAAGGAAATAATCGGAAACAACCGAGATGTGGCTGATATCGGAGAAATTAACGAAGCGACATTTACCTCATCTGAAAGAGATGCTTTTAGGGCCGCATCTGAAGCTATTGAAGCTGATTACGCTATCTTAATAGATTATGCTAAGATGGTGGGTCTTGAAGATATTGATAAGTACCTTACTAAAAGCAGTAAGGCCGAAAACGAAGTAAATCAGTCTTATTTAAATGCTCTTGCTGACTCCAAGGAAGTGGAATGGAAGTTCGTACAACGTCATACTACGGCGAAGAAAGCAAAAAGGATTCAGGCTTTAAGGGATAAGCTGTTTAAGGCTGCTGATAACCGATATCTGTTTACCGTATCTGAAACCAACTACCTGTCAGAAAAGCTTGGTATAAGCAAAGAATTAGACGGTAGAGATTTCAGGAATGCTGTTAATGCTAAGATGGCCAGCTTGTTTTTAAATAATACAAGAGAAGAGGGCATAGAAGAGACCAATGCTATTGTTAATGAATTTGCCAGGAGCCAGGTCTTTTCGTACTATAAACGCATGGCGCCTACCGGATATGCGGCCATGATCGACAAAATAGGTCGAGGTGAGATAGATGTGGCGCAGATGGTTAAGGACGTACAAAACGGTACATCCACCCAAGATTATGGCATGGACATATCGTACCTGTCTTTCGATCCTGCAAGGGCATGGGTGGCTGAATCTGAAGCCGAAAATAGCGGCCGTAATCCTGATTATGTAAAAGATCATGGGTATGGTCATCGCATGCCTAAGAAAAGCCTGTATCGTGATGAATCGTATTTCAATGACTTTGGTATCAAGTATGATGCTGACGGTAATGAAGTTGCTACTAAAAACGTAGAGCAGTGGAATATGATTCAAAAACTCAAGGAAATAAAAAGACAATCCCTTGATCTATACAAAGAGCAGAGTCCCAATTTGTATGCTATTCCACAGATATCAAAACAAGACATAGAACGTATGGAAGGATTGGGTATTAACTTCAAAAATACGGTTCGTAATTTTGTATCAGATCTGTGCCTGGACAGAGTAGACGATTCTCTATATGGTAAGACCAGGCAAGGGGAAGTATATGATCCGGAAGACAGACTTAGGTCTATACCTAAATACTACATATATGAGTTGGAGAACCAAGATGATGTATCTCACGATTTTGGCTACTCTTATTCGATGCTTATGATGCAGTCATCGTTATATAACGAAAAGCAGAAGTCTATAGAGCTCGCTCAAGGACTGGAGCAGATGTTACTGAATAAACAATTTGAAGGCGGTAAGAAGGCTGAAGCAACCCAAGCATATCAGATGTTCAGGGACTTCTTCAACGATCATTATTATGGCATTAGGATGAATACCAAAAAACTTACGGTGAACATCGGAGGATATACGGTAGACCTTACAAGAATTATGATGGCTGTTGAAAGATTTATGTCGGTCATGAACTTGGCACTGTCTCCATTTGTGGCAGCTACCGGCGCCTTAACAGGTCATATCAACCTCATCATGGAATCTGCCGTAGGACAGTATATAAGCAAAGACTCCCTTAAATACGCATCGGCTGAATTTTCACGCCTTGCTCCATCTTGTATAGCAGAAACCGGAGACATAGATAGGAAAAGCAAATTATATGTCATAGGTGAGAGAATGGGGATATTCAATATCCGAAATCGTATGTATGGTGCCGGATACAATAGAGCGGCCAGGACCTTAATGCGTTCGCCTATGTATGCTTTTATGGAAATCCTGAACTACCCTCTTGATCCGCAGGTTATGATTGCTACTATGGACAATGTTCGTTATTACAAAGGTCGGTTCTACACGTTCCAAGATTTCAAGATGGAAAAAGAACGTAATAAAGAACAGAGTACCATAAAAAGAGAATGGAACGCATTAAAAGATCGTACTTTATGGAGTATGGTAGACGTCGTGGATGGGAAGGTGGTTGTAAAGCCAGGATCGGGTGTTACTGTTGAGGAAGTTGAAACCCAGATGGCTATAACCAGGAATCAAGTCCGTAGCTTGTCGCAGATATGTAACGGATCTTTGAATGAAGAAAACCGAACTGCCGCATCGCGCAACTGGATAGCCAGGTTCATGACCGCCCACCGAGGATGGTTGGTGCTGGCGGCTCAACGTCTGTGGAAAAGACGTGGCTTCAATTTCCAAACAATGCAAGAAGAGGAAGGGTTGTCAATTACGTTAAAGAATATGATAGCCAAAACATTTAGCCTGGCTTCCGAGTCTGGTATGAAAAACATCATAGATGCCTGGAACGAAAATAAAGACAATATGAATGAGGTAGAAAAAACTAATCTCAAACGCCTCAGTGTCTATGCCGGCACGTTCCTTATCATGCAAGCCGTATCCATGCTTCTTGCCGGATGGCGTGATGATGATGAAAACGAAGAAAGTTGGCTTACTCAATTTGGATCTTACGTTGGATTCAGAACCATAAACGAAATAGCTTCACAGATGCCGTTTATTATGGAGCTTAACGTTGTAGATATCATTAACGACCCGTTTGTTATGGGAAGGAAGCTGAAGGATCTTACCGATCTTAGGAATTATTCACTTGATAAAGTAACATCCGGTACATACAAAGGAGAGTCTAAGCTATTTAGGCAACTCGCCAAACAGACGTTTATCAAACAATGGTATAATATCAAGACGCCGGAAGACGTAGCGCGTGCCTATAACTGGTGGCAGCAGACGAACAACAAGTCAATGATGTTCTTCATCGGCGCCACTCCTGATTCGGAAGGAGACGATGACGTTAGTTACAAATAGACGAAGAATATCGGACTTGCATTGTTTTTGTATGATTCCAATATGTTATATTAGCATCGTCAAAGAGTAGATTGTACGTTTTTTGTTCTTACTTGAAAGATTATGTAGGTTAAATTTTTTCTGAAATTGTTTTCTTACCGGTTCTCAGTCAGAGATGATAGGGAACCGGTTTCTTTTATGTTGTCAATTATTGCTATCTTGCAAACAAAAATCATGAGACGAAGATTTCAAATAGGGATGGGGGTAAATCCCTCGCTTATAATCAATAAAGGCATATACATCCAACATGTAGATGGAGGATTATATACAAAAGAAAATTGGTCTAATAAAGGATATTCCAATGATCTATGCAATGGAATAGCTCTTGTAGATAAAGTGTGTTTTGTTATAGCCACCGAATATATTGGCACATTTCGTTGGGGTAAGGATGGAGAAATAGACAATATATTTGCACAAGATAGTTCTCATATGGGAACTATTAAAAAGGATTATTGGGGGCGTGAAAATCAGAATGCGTATCTTGAATATGATACCAGTAATACAGATTACGCTTTTAATAAAGCTAATAGCTATTTATTTAAAAATGGTCAAAATGGATATGTAGGTGGCGCCGGAGAGTTTTTTTTGATATCATTGTATGCGAATGAAATAAACGAATGCCTTTTAATGGTAGGAGGTACGATAATGAGTAATAAAATGTGGACATCCACTCAATCTACACAATTTACCTATTCGTGGTATTATGATATAAACATCCAAGGAGATCATTTGGATACAAGTACAAGGAGTAATCCACGTTATGTCCGTCCTTTTACTGAATTAATTTTATAAAATTATGAGAAGAAGATTTGAAAATATTAATACAGTTGCTGGCGGCAAGATCCCTGTTTTTGCTTGTTCGATTTCGGCCCCTACAACCACATGGCGAAATCCTGTACCTATTCTTGGTTGTAGATACCGATCTAATGGAGCAACTATGGCGGCTTCCTATGTTTTAGATGAAATTAATAATAGCAAGGTATGTACGATGGGCGGTAATCCTATAAATTGTACGATATCAAATTCTGGACAATATATCCAGGCTTACTTTAATGAAGGATCGGTAACAGGTGATATTATGTTACAGTTTACGATTGGAGACGTTTTTTATTATTTCTTTATTACAGAAGGATCCAATCAAGTACCTCAACTGAAATTAAGTCCAAGTACTCACCTTATTCATTCAATATATAAGATAAGTACAATTGGCAGCTTTGTTCCTATTGACACCTATGTAGAATTATAATAAAAGATATAAAAATAGTACTAAAATGTATTAGTATAAGATAAGACGGTTATTAATCATATATTACAATAATCCCCAACCGTACACCTATTGTATGGCCGGGGATTATTGTAGTTACCATCTTCTCTTGTAACAAGAATCCACTACCTTTACCTTTCCTTCTTCTTTCTCACCATAATTAAATTCATACGCATCTTCGAATGAATAAAAAACAGCATAATACGACACGCCAAACATATTATATTTTATTCTGTTTTTCCATTTCCCAAAAATGTTTTGATATTGGCACCAATATTCTATTTCCCCATTAGTTAATTTCCTTTCAAATATTCTAATAGGAACATGAAATAGATTCCTAAGCATTAGCTTTATGACCTTCCCTATCTGTGAAAACTAAACCAATACCTTCTATAATATATCCTACTACAGGAGCTTTGTCAAATTCCTCCTTCGTAGCCCAAGTGGCATTATCAGGCATCAGATCCTTAAATGCATCCGAAACATCACCTTGGCACCAGCAGTTATTTGATACAACAATGCCTTTCCCTTCGATATTGATATACATTTTTCTTCCACCGCATCCAAGGCTGTTCCATCCGCTCGGTACGTTTTCCACCATAGGCTTAAGCACCCAGCTTTCACCGTCTATCCTAACCCATCCAGGATCGTCTTTGTGCTTGTCGTACAAGTTTTGCCAAAAAGAGCATTCGTAGCACCACCCCCTGTCTTCCATGACAGTTCTTATCTCACACCTTTCAAATCCATCTGCATCCATCGTGTGCGGAGAATGAGGCTGGTGAGGAGTGCCACATTTTGGACATACGAGTTTTAAATTATTTTCCATATTGTTTCACTTTTATGATCTTAATAGAATCTCCTATATTGTATTCCCCTTGGTATCCAACGAATTTTATAAGTCTATTACTGTTAAATATTGAAAATCCTCCGTCTTCACCATAATACATCACACGCCCACCCTGTAAAGGACGTAAATCATATATAACCCATCCGTTATTAACCTGACTATCATCATGCGAACATGATGATAACACAAGTGCCATCAATAAAACAAAATACCTCATGTTATTTTCAACATAAAAATTTATAACCTGGTTTTACTGCCTCTGCTTCTTCTCTCGTATCAAACATTAAGATAGTAGTTGATTCTGTACCTTCACAAATGTAAGATACTTCCACCCACCACCTAAAAATTCCAGAGCCATAATCATCATAGTACGGCTCAGAAAGAACTTCTTCTACATACCCATCCAAATAATTCACGATCGCTCCTCCTTATTTTTAGATTCTGCCTCTTCGAGTATGCTGATCACCTTATCAACAATATCCGAATCAGACATTTTCTCAATAAAAACATCCATTGCCTTAGTTATGTCATTGGCTTCTTTTTCTTCAAGAGCTATTTCTCCACCGGTAATAGCATCAGATAATGATGTAGATAAGTGTCTTATCTTATCAATGCTCATAAACGTAAATGGATTACCACCTTGACCTCCACCCATTTCTTTCATGATCTGATATCCACCTGAGATAAGTCTGCCTGATGTCGTGGCCAAGGAGGATACGATTAGGGACAGTACCGCCGCTTCCGTCCGCTCCTCGGACACACCCCTCGACCACACGGCTGCCCTTATAGCGCCGGCCAGGTCGTCTATGTATGGCATGAGACAGTCTTCCATGACCTGTGTTATATCAGCAATAACCTCACTACGTTCTTTATTTATGTAGTAGATAGAAGCATTGTACCTCTTTATCTCTTTGTCCATATCATTTAAAAGACGCTTGATATTGTGCTTATACATAGGACTGGTTTTAATTACTTCCTTTAGCTTAAGAATGTAATTATAAGCCTGGTCGTTTACGAACAACGTCATGGTCTCAACCGTTGAATGAAGCGTGTTGAGACTGTTAAGAATCTTATCGAAATTGTTTATCAAATAAGCTCTTCTGGCTTTTGCTGCGTAGTTAATGTTATTAAAATTATTCATTTTATTCATTAGATTCAACCTTATATCACAAAATATTTATTCTAACCGGATTAAACACAAATCCACTATCGATTATCTTTCCAATGAAAGAATCACCGACTACTTTTCTTGCTATTCCTATAGCTCCATTAATATCAGCATTAATTAGCTTTCCAACGGAACTTTGGAATAATCCACGTTTCTTTCTTTTCCCTAAATAGGATTCTTGTTTCTTTAGAGGTTCAAAAGCAAGATGGTCAATCTTTGATGTGTAAGATTCCTCATGAGTAATTACCTCTATCCCTAAAAGATTTGCTTTGTAAACAATCTTATCAATCAATTTAGAATGAGGAATAGAAACAAAATGTTGGTTATTCCTTTTACCGATATTTATCTCGTTTTTCCATTCTTTGTTTAATCCAATGATGATTGTTCCTATATTGTTAGATTTACAAAAGTCTACAATGTATCTACTGATTTTATGCAATTTGTCTTCTATCCAACAATTTCTAAACAAAGTAATTTTTCTTATTCTATTTGAAGTTCCCTTATTACCAACAAAAGACATCAACTTAGCTTTCTTCTTATTGTACCACTGATTTACTGATTTCATAACCCGTCCGTTTATAATGAAAGAATTAGTTTCTACATTACTAATACATGAACATAAATTATTCAATCCTAAATCAATCGAAAGAAAATTGTCTTTGTTTAAACCAAGATCAGTTTCCTTTCTTTCATAAACTACCTCTACTACATAACATGTAGCTTGAGGGATTATTCTAACTTGTTTTAGTTCGTCTTTCTTTACATTTGTTTTGATAGGTTTGATTATATCTTTAACAAAATAAATACAATTATCACCCTTTACCCTACAATTGCAGTTGGTGAAAACAACCATGTTTTGTTTCTTACCTTGTTTGTATGATGGAAGGTGAGGTCTATGATTTCCGTATTTAGAAGGATTCTTTTCAAAATCCTTCTTGAGTTTTATCCAGGATTTTATGTTTTTAAATACCTGTTTAATCACCTGTTGGGATACATGATTAGGTAAATTCCTGAAATCGAATTGGTTTTCTTTGCAAAGTTTGTTTGATAAATCAAATTCCTTTAAATAGTTACCTGAAAAGATTCCTTGACGAATGTTGTAAAGAACATAATTATATAACAAGCCGGATTTGAAGCAAATATCCTCAAACCGGTTGTCTTTAACTATATGCCTTTCAACTAATCTCATTTGAATGATTTATATCGTAAATGTAATCGTTATTTGTAAAATAATCAAATTATTCAATCATCGCATTCGAATTTTAGATTTTCAAGTTCATGTATTTGTAACCTAAGAGACTTAATTAAATTCGTTCTCTGTTCCTCTGCATGTTTTAAAGCCTCTTCCTTGCTTTCAAAAGCACAATCCCCTATCTGATAAGGGGTGTAACGACCAGGAGTGTCAGCTAATAAAAGACCACCACAATCTTCTATTCTGGCTTTTACCTTTCTTATTTTCCCATCTTTTAGACACATGTCTGTAACCCATACGAATTTACCATATAATTTATCATACTCTTCTGATCTCTCTTCTTGCAATTCATACCATTTAGGCTTAGGAAATCTTAATGTGAATCTAATTTCGGTATCTTTCTCTAAGACATTAATATCATACGCCTCCGGCCACAGTTCTTTTATACTGTCTTCGTCTTCAGCATACGCCACCAGCACAAATGAATTACTGGATTCTGCGCTACACCAATACGGGTATTTTATAGGCCATTTGACTGGACGGTAGTCGTTACTACAGTCGGATTTTTTAATGTAAAATCTTGCTCTAATCATATCGTTATTAATCTAATAATTTTTCAATTTTAATTGATTTTGATGATAGATACATATTCCATGTTCCTCTGCCTCTGTCACCTTTTTCGTTTTGTTTTTGGATTGTCAAGTACAGATCTCCGTCTTCACATACTTCAACTTTTTTCAAGAAGCCTATCATTTCATCTCCTGCTTCGTGTAAAATACGGATCTTATCTCCTTCTTTTAACCCATAATTGGAATCAAAGTATTCTTTTTTGATTCTATCAATATTGTCTTTATGGTTTTTTATAGCATAAAGCTCTTTTCTTAATAAATAATTTAGTTGTTCTATTGTCATTTCTTTTCCTCCTTGTTTAATGGTATCAACCCTTTTCCATGCTTGTCATACCACAGCATAGCTATACAGTTCCATGCACATTGTGCAAGATGAAAACATCCTGTATCGGAATCCACTCTTTCCCCTTTCATGTATTCCATTAGGTGTCTGGCAGCCGCAGCACGATACCGTTCAAACCCGTTGTCAAGGTTCTGCCATTTATTGGGTCCGTACTTCTTTGCACCAGCATGATAGACTCTTACAATATCCTCAATCTCTTTCATTGGAAGCAAATCCCATCGTAGTTTGTCGTCAATGATGTCATTTTTCACCGATTTGTTTTCTATGGGGTCTTTGGTAAGAATAATATCCATAATATCCGTTTCTATGACGAACGTCTCCCCATTGCAACAAACCTCAGCATATTTATCATTTACTTCTATGTCTGATACTGCCTCCGCTATAGCTCCTTTGACGATTTTAAATTCGGCACTGATTATATCATCTTTTAATATGCGAAAAATAGATCCTTTTGGATAAAGGATATTTTTAGTATTATCATCCATCTTTTCCATTGCTTTATCGTTGTTTTACCTCATTTCGATAGTAATATAATCCATCTTCGTCTTATACCCTATCATTTCTGTTTTTCTCAAAATACTGTTTTACGGCTTCAATCGCCTTATCGTCATCAAAAGCCTCTACAAACCCCTCATAGAATCTATTTCGCTCCATAGAGAACGTATTGCTTCCATCCGGAATGGTTCTGAACACAACTACCTTCTCTCCATCTACGTTCGTTCCTATGATGTTGTTATGGAGAATAATAGAATACCGCCCAGAGTTTTTGTTCTGGACGACACTATGTTCGAGATTGTAGAGTCTAAGTAGTTCTCTTATTTCTTTTACTCCCATATTATTTTACGTTTTTAGAAGTTACAGCCTCTTCTCCCCATTTCTTTACATATATAGATCTCATCATGTTCATTAAATTAGAGAAAGAAGAGATGGTTCCCATCTCTATGCAGAATGCAAGATTAGACTGTAGGGTTTCAAGTTCTTTCAACTGCTCCTGTGTAGCCCTATTTCTTATCATGCTTTCATGCTCATTAAATACAATCCAATTTAAGCCTTTAGCCATCTTGGAGTAATCGGCATCCGGAAATCTTGATATAGCTCTTGACAAGACATTGTATTTATCACCTGCCTCTATTCGGTTTAAGATAAGCTTATCTGTTAACCACGTAACAACCTCAGCATACAACATAGGGTTTAGTTCCATAGCTACAAGCACCCATATATATGGATTACACATAGTTCTCCTATTCTCTCCTCTACCCATTGTCTTATAAGCTCCCATTTTTTTCATCACTTTTATAAGTGACTCTTTTTCAACAGATTGTATAAAACCAGGAAATCCTGATTCTATCTTATATCCTTGTTTTTCAAGGATATAGTAAACACGTTCCGCACTCTCCTTATTAGATAGGATATTCTCTATTCTCTTTTCATTCCACCCCATCTCAACCCTCTTCTTCGTATAGGCTTCCTGAAGGTCTGTTAAGGACATAAACGAAGTTTTAGTGTCCTGCTTAATTATTACGCCAAATAATTCTCGGTCTTTTGATACCATTGTAACATTTGTTTTCATAAAATATAACACATAAAAAATAATACGATACAAAAATATGTATCGTATTATATCTATACAAATATATTGTGTTAAATTTTATGATTATATTTTTACGTTATGCGCCTATGGCTGCCTCTAAATTCCCTATAATACCAGTTTCTATGTCATTGATTTTATCATCAATGGTTGAAACCGCATTCTCTAAATCCCCTACAATACTTTCTATATCATCAACAACCGCCTCCATATTAGCTACAGCCTCATCTGATTGATAATATCTTTCTGTATCTTGTAACGACTCCGGCATATTATCTCTTGCTTCCGTCTCTTCGTCTAAAATCATATCAACATCATCCTTGGCTGAATCCAGATTATGCCTAACCTCTGACAGCTTTGATTTGATAAACTCAAGATCTGTTTTATGCTTTTCCAAATTGGAAATAATATCCTCTATTTTCTTACGTCTTTTGCTGTTCATGCTTTTATTCTATTATAATATTCGATAATCTTTTCTTTCCTGTCTCCTGGTTTTACTGCCATATTCTCAGCCAAGAACCTAAAATACGACACTGGTATGTCCTTGAATCTAATTCCTTCATATTTTCCAAACCACATTATTATGCTGTCAAGATCGTCTTCTCTCCTACCATCTCCATTCACAGATTTAAGCGAGGCTGCCCGACGAAGGATCTCGTCTTTGGTAATAATATCACCCATCCTTATATTAGACAGAAGTTGATCGCCGGCAAACATACACCAGCCCTTAGAAGGGAATTGCTCGATTGTCAGGTCTTCTATCCGACCAAAGCGTCTCATGTTGTCGCAGCAATCAACTATCAGCGCCTCTTTCTTGTCAGGATGGATGCGGACGGCGCGGCCTAATATTTGGTAATAAGTTGAATATGAGAAAGTTGGTCGACCAAACATCACACAATCAAGTTCAGGAAAATCAAATCCGGTAGCAAGCGTTGAATAATTAAAAACCACCTTCAACTTACCTTCTTTGAAATCGGATATGATTTGCTCTCTTTTCTTTTTGGTTGTTAGCGATGTTACGACACCGGTTATGGCTCCCATCCTGGCATTCATGAACTCTGATATTCTATTACATGATTCGATAGAATCCATGCAAACCAAAATGGCTTTACGCTCGTTCATAAGTTGAAGAAGGCGCTTGTAGATAGAGTTGTTTAAGCCGTTTCGTACAATACTTTCTTTAATAGATTCGTTGGTGTATTCGGCTCCGGTACTGTTTAACATCAGAGCCGATTCATCAAACGACCATCGTTCGTACTTAAGTGGACACCAAAACCCTTGAGAAGTTAGTTCTTGTATTTGAGTCACATGAACTATTTTCTTGAAGAAGTTATGCTCGTCTTTCGTCAGCATATTGAGCTTGCTATAGTTCCCTTCCAGCATGGAACTGTAGGTTCGGAGGCGGCAGGGAGTGGCGGTGAAGCCCAGCACCTTCGCCTCTGGAAACCCGTTCATAAACTCCATAAATTCAGAACCTTCCTCCGGGGAATACCCCGAGTGGCATTCGTCCACCAATAAGGTGTCTATCCCTATATCTTTCAACCTTGCTACGTCTTTCTTTATGCTTTTAAGTGTAGCATAAGTCATAGCCGACAGTTCCTTTATACCACATGAAGCAGAATATATAGTAGGTTTAGAACCGAATGATACGGCCTTTGCATAATTCTGCTCCAGAATCTCTTTTGAGGGCTGTAATACTAATGTCGGTCTATTTATTTCATGTGCTATCTTGGATATCAGAAGGCTCTTTCCACATCCGCATGGGGCTACGATTATGCCAGGCTTCTTAGATCTTCCTGTAAGAAACTTAAGCCCGGCATCTACTGCTTCTTTTTGGTAAGGTCTAAGTTCAAAGCCCATCGCAATCTATTTTACTATTTTTTGAAAGTTCTATTATCGCCTCTTTCAACATCTCCCTTGCTTTATCTTCGCTATCTTCAAGCAAGCATACACTGCACGATATACCCATACGATCTCCATAAGCTTCGGCATTACCTAATGTGAATGCGCAGCAGTAATCATAATCCATGTTTTTTGCTACGGCAATAAACTGATTATCTTCTATCAGTACAGCATATTCAGCATCAGTTTCACACATGATAATGGCTTTATCTTTTTTTATAGACAATACCTTGTTTCTGAAAAGTCCGTTATAAATCCATAGTTCCTTTCCTGCATTTTTATAAAACGCAACCATATCTTCCTTGATTGTAACTTCTTTTTTCATGACTTACTTGTGTTTAACATCAGTAATTAAAACATATCTTTTAACAATATCTTCAAGCTCCATAGAAAATAATAAAGTTGGGCTTTTTCCGTACTCGTACAGAGCGAACCCTTCCTTTATGTCTAATATCTTAATCACATGCTTGCCTCTTTCAAATGGATCCATGAAGTAGCCTTCGTATTCGTATCTTTGACCGACTTTTATTTTGTCGGTCTTCTTCTTCATCTTATACCGATCTATTGCCATGCTTATTTTTATAAGAATCGTTACAAACAAGTATAATAATAAAAAGGCCGCTGCTCCTGCTATCAATACTTCTTTCATTGCACCTCTTTTAAGTAGTTAAACCATATATCCTCCAGTCTTTCCTGAAGCTCAAATGCTTTCTTAAAATTCCCGCTTCTTACAGCAACGTCTCTCATGTATTCTACGTTTATAACCTCCGGATCTTGCCGGTATTTCGTTCTTAACTTTTGAACATCCTCGTATTTCATCGTTTTATCTTTTTAG